TATTTAATAACAAGCTTGGCATTACCTTCGACAATGTAAAAACAAATAATTATGCTGACTTTGGAACTGCTTCCCGTGCATTGACAGGAGCAGAAAAAAGAATTTATCAGGACGATGTCGAAAATATTTATTATACATTTATTTCGCATGTTGCCGAAGGCAGGGGAATGACTACCGATCAGGTTGATTCGATTGGGCAGGGTAGGGTTTGGAGTGGTACAGATGCGAAAAAAATAGGACTGATAGATGGATTCGGAGGTTTGGATAGTGCAATAAATTTGGCAGCTAAACTTGCAAAAATTAAAGAATATAAAATACTGTCTTTACCGGAACAAAAAGATCCGTTTACACAAATCCTTAAAGAATTATTGGGCGAGGAGAATGATGTTTTACTGAAGAAAGAATTTGGCGATGCTTACGAATATTATCAATATATTCAGGAGTTGAAGAATATGAAAGATATTCAGGCAAGAATGCCATATTATATAAATATTTATTGATTAATACTTCGGTAATTCTTTTAAATTGTTTAATACCGTATGTGCAGAATGAAGCAATCTCCTGATAATCGCAGCATTTAAAAACATTATTGAAGTATTGTTAATTGGGATTATTCAAAAAAAGTGTAATTTTTTTTTACAATAAAGAAAAAAATTATAAAAACTTCATGGATTTATTAATCAATGCTGTTGCGTGATGCATCGTTTTTTTGCCAATTATTTTTTGCCACATTACCTTTTATTTTCAAAAGGAAATCCATAAATAATTTCAATGGTTTATTTAAAGCAATATTCATGTTTGGATATGAAGAAACCAGTTTACCCCCAAAGTGTTTTTTAAAAATGTTAATGTTATAAGTTTGGTCGGAGGGTGTTGCATCCATGTCGTAACCTCCTAAGTCAAGATATTTAAAATTATTATTTTTTGCATATTTAATAACTTCGTGAATACAAAGATGAGAAATTGGAAATTTTCTGTAATCAGGATCAGAGGCTCCAAACTGACATATTAATCTTTCTCCTTCATTAATAAATAATATGGCTCCGATCATTTTTTCTTCATCATTATAAACCCCTGTCCAGATAGCTTTTTTATAAAAATATAATATTTTATACCAGTAGATAAAGGTTTCTGAGGTTGAGTTCCATTGAGGTTTTATTTTACGCCGGTTATATAATTTATCAAAAATTGATGCAAAATTTACTATCTCTGATTCATCCTCTATCAATTTAGTTTTTAAATTTAGTTTTTTTGCTTTATATGGGGCATAAAACCAATAGTCTAATAAGTATTATTTATTTTTTGCCCGAAAATTATTAAATATTAAAGAGTTATAGTATTTTTTGCCCGAAACATGAAATAAAACGAACCGTCCCGAAATACCATTTAAGTTAATTTAGGGTTAATTATAACAGCCTAATTTTATAACCGGATTACCTTACGGTTAATACTCACCTTAATAATACCCTTAAAACGCTGTAAAATTAAAGAAAAATAGCAATATTACCAATACTATTACATGCTATAAATAACGTGTGCAGCATACCTCTTTTATAATCTTGACATTTTGCCCAAAATGAGTAAAAAACAGAGTGGTACAACAGAGTGGTACAACAAGTGGTACAACACTTGAACGTAAAAAAAAAGAGATAAAAAACCTATATGGTAATAAAAATATGTGCCTAATGCTAATATTTTAGATTCGTAACCTTTAAGAACATTGATATTATTAATACATCCTTAATATAAAGTATTAAATAACAAAGCATTATATAAAAAATGTATGATTTTGTAAAAAAAAAGCTTTGTGTGTAAACCTATTTACTATAAATGATATGCATTGTTGTTATGATACTTTCCTTTTTGGGGGCTGATTATCAAGGCAATCTTTTAATTTTTCTTTTAATAAAGCGTTATTTTCCTTTAATTGGTTGATAAGGTCCTTTTGTGATTCAATAATCTCTTCATTTTTTTTGCAAAAAGCGCAGGGACTGGTATTATTTATGGATTTTTCTTCTGTTAGCGCTGAATTTGTAATATTATTATAAGGATCTATTACTTTCTTATGATTTATAAGCTGATTATTAACGAATCCTATTATTGTTTTGTTATCAGTAAAATAATAATCATAAGGTATGGCATATTTTTTCGCAATATTTAACAAATGCTCTAATGTTGGATTTTGCGTTCCAATTTCAATATGACTTAAAGTAGTTCTTGTCATACCAATGGATTCAGCAAATTCTTGTTGTGAAATGCTTAGAATCATACGGATTCCTTTTATTTTATTACCAATCAACAATTCCATTGTTAATAACTTTTGCGAAAATTTATACCATATAATTTATTTTGGTACAATTTATACCATTATCTTTGTCGAATAATTTTTTAAAAACAAAACAAAAGTATAAAAAAATGGCAAATAGTAAAAACATAGAAGATTTCTATATTATACTTTCTGGAGAGCATAAAATAAAGATAGCTGAAAAGCTTGGCACAACTTCACAGAGCGTTCGCAATGCATTAAAATACATAATTAACAGTAAACAAGCTAAAGCAATACGACATGAGGCAAAACAACTCCTTTTAAAAGAAGCAGCAAAAATAACCGATTAATTAATTTAAAATCTGGGCAAAATGGAAATAACAATTAAAATTAGCGACCTGGAAGACATAGTAAAGGCAGCTAAGTTAAAAAAAGAATCGGATTCCTCCCTTGGAAACACGGTTAATTTAAAACAAATACTGGAATCGCAAATACACGGCGCCAGCGACACATTAGAGGTGCGATTAAACAGCGCGTATGCAGAATGTAACGGATTAAAATTAGGTTACATACGCCAATTACAAAAATTCAAACGAATATAATTAAGATGCTCAGTGCCGAACCCTTCGGGGGGAGGCACTGTTTTTTATTAACATAATAAAATAGTTATGATAACAGATACAAACTATTACCAAAAAGAAGCATTCAAAATTATCAAGCAATTAGAAGGGCTTAATGGTTGGGATGCAAGAGCGATATTAAAAGAAGCATTAAAATATCTTCCTTCTGCTTCAAAAATTAATACTAAAGATCCAGACTTTGTAAAACTTTCCGAAGAGATGGAGAATCATAATTACGAACAAAGTTAAAATCTTCAATTGCTTTTTCAACACTACTAAAGCTAATATTAGTTCCCTGAATACCTATTTGTTTATGAATAATACGTGCATTAATAGCTACCTGATTTAAGATAACATTTTTTAAGAGTTCTTTTAGTTCTTTTTCCATATTGCTTATAATTTAAAGTTTAGTCGCAGCGAATATAAGCAATTATCCCGATAGGCAAGCCCCGGTGTTCGAGCCACCGGCGGGAACAATTAATAAATAAATTATGCCGCATTACTGGAATAACTTATTAGTAGTTACTGAAGCTGAATTAGTGCCTGTTTTTTTCAGGAATACTCATTCTTTAACTACAACTGTATGTAGAAGCGAAAAGCGTGGTTATGGTATGAAACGAGTGCAGCGTGGTGGTGGTTATAATAAATTAAGATTAATTGATTTTGATAGTTTGCCTAACCATATTAAAGAAGCTCTTGGTGATCCACGCAAAAACAAACATATACTTGAAAGATATTATAAAACAGATAAGGAAACTATTGATTTTTATACAGATTATACATTTCAGGATGGTTCATATATTGATGATGATTTACAGGAAAGATATATAACCAATGCAAGCATGATTAAGGCTTTGCTTGCTTTAAAAGAAGATCGCATACGCGAAACATTATCTAAATCAGGCGTTGTAAGAAATATTTACGGCGAATTACTCAATGATGCCGTAAGTTTTAACCCGATACTAAAAACTAAATGGAAAGTGCAGCATACACTCCCCGAATGTGAAAGGAGATTTCGCGAGGCGCTTGATAAGTTTACTAAGCAAGAATACATCAGCGTTATAAGCCGTAAGCATAAAAATGTAAATGCTAAAAAAGTTGATGACAAAACCATAGAGCTTTTAAACAACATGTTCTCCGGGCAAAAGCATAAACCTACTTATACCGAAGTTGCAGGGCAGTACGAAGGTTTTCTTAATGGATATGTTACGATTATAAATAACGAAACTGCGGAACAATATGATCCTAAAAATTACAAACAGATAAGCGAAGGCACTATTGAGTTGTATTTGCGCCAGTGGGAAAATAGAATAGGTAATGAAGCCAAACGCAGTGGTAACAGGCAAAAACTAATTGCTAAATATAAACCATATCACAGCCTTTTACATCCTGAATATGCCGGAAGCATAATTTCTATAGATGACAGAAACCCACCTTTTGAATATCAGAAAGGAAAACGTATATGGTTTTATAATGGTATTGACCTTGGTAGTGAAGCCTTTACCTGTTGGGTATATGGAAAAACCAAAGAAGGCATCATTACTGACTTTTACAGGCAGTTGGTTCGTAATTATCACGAATGGGGATTTAATATTCCTGCAGAACTGGAATGCGAAAGCAGTTTAAACAGTTCGTTTGCTAATACCTTCCTGCAAGAAGGATATATGTTTGAGAATGTAAGAATAGAGCCATGCAATGCACGTGGTAAGCGGATAGAAGCTTATTACAGGCCTTTGCGATACGAATTAGAGAAAAAAAGAGAAGGATGGTTGGCTCGTCCATTTGCCTTATCTGAAGCTAACCAGGTAAGTAATGAAAATATACCGTTAGTTCCCTATAATGATTTAATAACAGATTGTTTGAAAGATATTGAGACTTGGAATAATATGCCTCATAGCATTTATAAAGATAAAACACGTTGGGAAATATTTACTGAAAAGCAACATCCGGATTTAAAACCTACTAATTATCGTGCAATATTACCCTATCTGGGTTATAAAACTGAAACAAGTTGTCACGCCGGGATCATGAAACTACAGGGTAAAGAGTTTTTACTTGGCGATAATGGTTCTATTTATGCAGGCGAAAAACTTATCACGCTTATGAAAACTGTGGAAGGGCAGTATATTGACATATACTGGCTTGATGATAATGACGGTAATGTATTTAAGGCATTAGTTTATATAGGAACCCAATACATCTGTGAAGCATTGCCAAAACCGGTATATAGCAGGGCAATTATCGAACGTACAGAAAATGATTTGGAAAAACGTGAGATAATGAGCAAATATGCTACTACAGTTGACGGTTACATGAACACGCAAAAAAAGAAACTCGATAAAGTAACTATTATTGATGAACGCCCGAAAACATTGAATAATAATTTCTCAATATTTAATAATAAGGTAGAAAAAATAACTGAAGGCGAAGTTGAAATATTACCGGAATTACAAGAAGAGGAATTTGAATTTATACATTCTGAAAACACGTATAAAAGTTCTTTAAAAGATAGATTTTGAGTGCAGCATATAATCTCCATCGGTAAAACCGTAAAGCTACCAAAACGAAAGCTGCAATTCGTTGTGCGGTGGAGATTTTTAATTTTTAAAAACTAAAAATATCTAACAATGAGCCATAAAGAATTTCGTAAAATACAGGATGTACTGGACAGACAAGGCATATTTACACGCATTGAGCGTATTAAAAAAAAAGAATACCAGTGTATTGTGAATTATGAAATTGTAAAAATATACAGAACACGCATTTCGTGCAAAAACAGAATCGCAAAATTATTAAATAACTAAAAACCAAAACTATGTTACAACTGAGCAATGATTTTAAAAACAAAGTGGTTGAAGCGCTCTTGAATGTTCGCAATAACTACGACGGCAGCGATAACGCATTTGCCAAACAGTGGAGTATTAACGCCGGTGTGTACAGCAGGCTTAAAAGCGGTGAGCGCGAAGGCTTGTTAAAGGATTCGCAATGGCTTAACCTTGGTCGTGAATTTGGAATAACTCTAAACGAACGTAAATGGAACATGGCTCGCACCGATGTTTTCAACGTGATTGAGGAAGATGTTAATTTTTGTCAGCAATATGCAAAAGGTAAAATATGTGTTGATGATTGCGGGATAGGAAAAACTTTTTCTGCAAAATACTTATCACGTACACTTAAAAATTGTTTTTACGTGGATGCAAGCCAGGCTAAAACCAAACAGCTTTTCATCAGGTTAATTGCAAAAACTATTGGCGTTGATGATAAGGGCAAATATGCAGAAGTAAAGGCGAACATAAAGTATTACTTAAAAATGCTCCCTATGCCTATTGTTATAATTGATGAAGCCGGCGATCTTGAATATATGGCATTTCTGGAACTAAAGGAATTGTGGAACGCGACTGAAGGATGTTGTGGCTGGTACATGATGGGGGCTGACGGCTTACGCAGCAAAATAGAGAGAGGTATTAACAGTAAAAAAGTTGGTTACAAAGAAATGTTTAGCCGGTATTCTGAAAAATATACTTCTGTGGTTCCCAGGGACAGGCAGGAAAAGATAGGATTTTACAGGAAACTTATTACCGATGTTCTAACGGTTAACATGGCTGATAAAAACTCTTTGAGCGCTATTGTAAAAAGATGTCTTACTACCGACGATAGCGGTTATATAGGCGGTTTACGCCGTGCAGAAAGTTTATTAATCTTAAATTCATAAAAACATGGGGAGATCACTAACACTTGGTAATTTATTAAGTACCAAATTCAAAACATTTTCATTTGAAAACAAATGGCTTGATGCATTTGGTGAACCTGAAAAAAAAGGTATTTGGCTTATTTGGGGAAATGAAAAAAACGGGAAAACATGGTTTGCGCTTATGTTGGGTGATCATTTATCAAAATTTGAAAAAGTTTTGTACGTGAGCGCTGAAGAAGGAATTAATAAATCTTTAATTGATTGTTGTAAGCGAGCAAATTTATCAATTAAAAACAGATCCTTGCAATTTGAAAAATATTTACCAATACAAGAACTGGACGAAAAATTGAGCCAACGTAAGAGTGCAAGGATTGTAATTATTGATAACATGACAATTTATCAAAACGAGTTAAAAAATGGTGTTTTTAGAGATTTTACAAATAAACACAGTAAAAAATTATTTGTATTCCTTGCGCACGAGGACAGGAAACAACCTTACACATCAACAGCTAAATTAGCCCAAAGATTAGCTACTATAATAATTTATGTCCAGGGCATGAAATGTTTTATAAGTGGCAGGTGTCCCGGGGGCACATTTATAATTGATAAAGAAAAAGCAGCATTATATCATGGTGAAGAAATAAAAAGTAATTAATAGTCATTTGTTGCTTCGCAACGTCATTAGTAGTAATTAAAAACACGGATATGAAAGCAGTAGAAAATATGGAACCGGCAAGAGTAACGGTACTCTATAATGAGGAAAAACCATCATTGATGTACTTGGTTGATGGCAAACCGGTATATGGATTCGTCGGCAAAATGGCTGATCAGAAATTTTATGAAGCTCTCGATCGTGGTTACGCTATTCAATTAACAGCTAAAAAAATGAACACACAAGCTAAAATAAGGCAGTTTCACGCGATATTAGCTAAGAAAGGTCTAATGGACTTAAAAGCGGATATTCTTGCAGGATATGGCGTAGAAAGCACTAAAGATTTAAAAGAAATGCAACTTGACGAACTCATTAACCGGCTTCAAACGGTTCAGGTAAGCCAGGAGCTGCGTGATGCCCGTTCACTTGTTTTGAATTTACTTACAAAACTCGACATCACCGGAAGCAAAGAGGACGGCTGGAAACGTGTTAATGAATACCTGTTACAGCCTCGCATTGCAGGGAAAATGCTTTATGAATTAACGGAAAAAGAACTTAAAGAATGTGCGCTGAGATTGAGAAGTGTAATTTCTAAAAGTCATTAGTTGTCATTGATAGTCATTAATTGTAATAAAACAAAATTATGTTAAACGATAGAGAAAAGTTACAACTTGAACGTATGAAGGAATTAAAAGAAAAAATAAAACTTGAGGAACGTGTAAAGCAGCTTGACGATCAGCTGCAGGAAAAAAAACTCATTTTACTTAGAGGTATTGATGATCAGGAATTGGCATGTAAGATTAGATATGATAAAAGAGAAATTGAGAAAGAAATTGAGGAATTGAAACGGAGATTGGGAGACAATGCGAATGGCTGAAAATAAAGAGTTAACGGAGTTATTAAAAGAATTAAAAATACTAACTATTTGTATTAATGAATTTTCTGTACAAATGAACAGAAGAATTGAAATGGACAAGAAATGGGAAGAGATGTATTACGAAAGAAAAGAATACCTGACTGAGCAAACTGAATTAGTGAATAAAATTAACATAATTATAAATCCTAAATAAAACTTATGAAAACTTGGACAATTGACGAAATGTTAGAATATTATAATTTTAATATAGAGGATGCGAAATACAAACTGCAACGGACTAAAAGCCCTAATAATAAAAGAAATTTACAAAATATGATTAATTTTCATGAAGCAAATATTAAATATTACACAGAATTAAAAAATTTAAAAACCATAAAATCTTAAACCAATGATACAGAAAACAAACCAGGAAAGTTGGATAGATGAAACCGGAATAAGATGCCCAATAAAGCATGTTAAAGGTTTATCCAGGCTTAAAGAAAAAAGTGCAGGCACTTTACTTAATAATGCCAAAAAAATCAATGAGGAATTGGTGGCTTATAAAAAGCAAATGAAAAAACTTTGTGAGGAAATTTACGAAAAAGCCATGAAGGAAATGGGTGTGGAAAAACAAAAAGGAAACTTCACATTCTTTAATTTTGATCGGAGTATTAAGATTGAAGTAAGCATCAGCGACAGAATAGACTTTGACGGGTTGCTCATTGAAGGTTGTAAAAGCAAACTTGATGAGTTCCTGAATAGCAAATTGGACTCTAAGGAAGAATTTCTAAAAGAGTTGGTGATGGATGCATTTAGCACGAGTAAAGGTAAACTCGATGCGAAAAAAGTTCTTGGGTTAATGAAATATCAAAGTAAGATAACACATCATTTATTTCAGGAAGCTATGAAGCTTTTAGCTGATAGCATCTGCCGTCCTGATAGTAAAACATATTTCCGTATATGGGAACGTGCTGAAGACGGAGAATATAATATTATAGATTTGAATTTTTCATCAATATAATCGCAGGGGTCGAAGCCGTTTCCCTGATAGCTCAATTGGTAGAGCCCTTACAGTTTTTTTACGATGTTGCGAGCGGTGATAAGTAAAAAAAGTAAGTGGTTGCAGGTTCGAGTCCTGCTTGGGGAGCAAAAGAAAAAAAGATATTAATTGATATATAGGATATTAATTGAAACTATATGACAGACTATACAGAACAAGAAATTCAAGAAGCATTAGCTCGCATAGAAACTATGGATCATTATACAATGTGTAGATTATGGAGATTTGCTCCTGCTGGTAGTGAAATTTATTTTAGGAGTGATCTGCCAACCGGCAAAGCTTTTAAAAATAGATTATTTCAGCATTTTGGGGGCTTTACTTCGGAAATAAGCAAGGAATTGGGTTGGAAATGACTGATGAATTATATAACGAATATAAACGAGTGCTGGAGTGGATTAAGGAAGCTGAACATTATCGCAGAATTAAAGCAATGAAGCCGTTATATGAAGAAATGTCGGAGAATATGAAAGAAAAATGTTTAAAGTTAAGAGAAATGAGTTATAAGTTAAAAGGCAAAAGGCATAAGGCATAAGGATGAAGAAAATTAAATTCATATTTACATTCAGTGAGCTTGAAGTATTCGTGGCTCTCATCAGTCATTTACCAAAGCATGAATGCAATATGTTTAATGCAGCACGTGATGAAATGTTTTTTAAAATAGCTTTAAAACTCGCACAAAGACTAATGATTAGAAAAAAACAATACACAGTAACATTTAGCATGGTCGAAAGCTTTTTTCTTTACAAAACGCTTAAAGAAATATTCGGGAAAATTACAACTTATGAAAACATATTAATCATTAAAATAATTAATAATATTCATCAATTGACTTGTTAATATGCAAATTGAAGAATTAAAAAAACAAAAACATTTACGAATACTCTTTTACTATAAAGAGCTCACAAGACATAAAATTGATATGGACGAATGTTTGAAGTTTATGTCGTATCAATTTCATATTTCCGAAAGTTGGATTATTCACATTATAAAAGCATATAACGAAAATGATTTCGCAGGCACTCAACTCGTGCATTCCGACCTTGATCTTGTAACTATTGACGCTTTTGCTAATAAATTATTTAAGGAAGCCAGGAAGGAACGAAAAGCAAGCGGACAAATAACATTGTTTTAAATGATATTGAGATATTAGATATTAAGATATTATGAAAAAGATTTTACTGAAGCATAAAAAGTTTAGCGGAAGCATCATGTTCCAATATGATACACAGGGGTGTTGTGTGGCGTTTGCATTTAATTGCGATGTCTCTGATGAATTGTGGAATTTCATATTTGAATTTTTCCCGACACGTTTAGAAATGTTGCAGAATAAATGTTTTGCAAACTTTCAGAAAATTGAAGTTCCTCCCGATCTATCATTTATCGCTTTCTGGAATGCTTATAATTACAAGATAGGTAATAAAGAACGTGCAAAGAAATTATACGAGCTGCTGGATGATCATGCCCGGGTACTCGTTTTTGCAGCCATAAAAAGGTATGCGAATTTTCTTGCCAATAAACCTAACATGGAAAAGGCTTATCCTGAAACGTGGTTAAAACAGAGGAGATGGGAGAATAGTTTTGAGTAATAGACGCTGATTTACGCTGATTAAAACTGATTTTAATTATAAACTAAAAACATAAACAACATGGAAATTAACATTCACATCGAAAATGTGTACATCACGGAAACTGCCGAAAGACAAATTACTCCTGTTACTTTAACAGTAAAGAGACAGTTGAAAAAAGTCGCAACTCCTTTAAAAGAATTTTCCTTTATTACAAAGGAAAATTCAATAAAACCAAAAACAGTCAATAATTTTAAAAGTAATACCGGTGAATTTAATACTGAGCATTATTTAGCTATTGAAGATATTGTGAAAAGGGAAAAGGCACTTTTTAATAAACGCTGGATGTTAAAGAAAGCTGGAAAACTTACTAATATTATTGATTCGGAAATAACGAGTATGCTCGATGAAATAAAAATAATTAAAAAAAAAAGACAATAATTAAACCTGACATAGATTCTGCGCAGACTCTGGTAAAATCGCTTCACATTAATCCGGTAAAAACTTATGTTAAGGGATATAGAAAAGAAAAAAAAGAAATAATCAAGCAGGATGAGTTTTTACATCCATTTGGCATGATCGCTAAATAAATTGATTTTAAACGCCATTAAATTATAATATAATGCCTGTTAAATTGCATAAAATAGCAAACATCTTTAGAGTACTTACTCTGCGCTGGCGCACCCGACATTTAGAAATTACCAATAAGAACCGCACAGAACTTCGTCATCAATATACGGAATACGAAGGCAGGGATATACTTATAATGGACTATATACGCATTGTAGCTAAACTTATGCCTCCTATGCTGCATAATGATAAACCTGTTGATCATACCAGGGCGCTCAGGGAAATTTATTACAAATACGACCTGAAGGGATTGAAGTATTATATACAAAGTATTAACAGGAATATGAAGAGGACTAGTAAATTTAAGTATATAGAAAGGAAATTGAAACGGAGAATGGGAGACGTGGAGAAACGGAAAATAACTGCCTAACGCAAAAATTGCTTTCGTTACTTCTATGAAAGCAATTGACCGTTAGCAGTTGTTTGTTAATAAAATTAATTACTATTTTTACAAAAACTTAAAAATTGAAATTATGAAAAAAATTATAATATTTATTATAATTATCGCTGCTGTAGTTACAGGATGTAATTCAAAAAAATATCAACCAAAATATAAAGTGGATGATATACTTGGAATTTATGACGTAACACTTGACATTAAAGATACTTCAGGTTATACGAGTTCTGAAATGTTGGGTTTTATGCTTTGTAGTTTTGTATATCAATTTAAACGTGATAGCCTTATAAGTACGAGTAGTATTAGAAGTATTAAAAGTACATATACATTTTATTGGAATTTAAAAGATGACACTATTAGAATTACAAAACCTAAAGGAATTACTGTTTGTAGTGTAAAAGATACACTTAATGGATTTATATTAGAAGCTAAAAAAATCAATTATATATTAAAACGAAAAAGCAGGTAATTAATCTTAAAAAAGGAGAAATTATGGATATCATACTGATAATTTTATTAATAGCACTATACTTTTTACCTACAATAATAGCATATAGAAGAGATAATAATTTTATAAGTATTTTCTTGCTTAATCTTTTTCTTGGATGGACTATTTTAGGTTGGTTAATTGCACTTATATGGTCAACGAAAGATATGCCTAAAAAAAATAAATTTGATTTATAAATTATTTGTATATTTGTCCTGTCTTACAATTTAATCATTCAGGGGCAAATCTCTGAACAAAACATAAAGATAAAGCAAAGCTGCTAAGGTTGTACTTAGGAAACGAAAGTACTGGTTCATCGCCCCGCGATTGAATTGTAAGACAAATCTAAGGTAGCTTTGCCCATTTATAAATTTAAATTCTTTAATCATGTCTTACGCAAAGAATGAAAATCAGTTCACAGAACTGCAACTGGTCGAAATTGACCAAAGCAAGTTTGCCGTTGAAATGAAAGATGGCAACATGAGTGTTAACCTATCAAAAATGGCTTTGCCATTTGGTAAAAAGCCAATGCATTGGTTAAGAACCAATCCAGCAAAAGAATATCTAAACATTTTTGCCGTGTTGCATAAAAGCAACGCGGCTGATTTAGTGAAAGTTATACAAGGTGGTACGCCTGATGAGCAGGGAACCTGGGTAACTGATCCACGAATAGCTATTCGCTTTGCACAATGGTTAAGTCCTGCTTTTGCAATTAAAGTGGATGAAACTTTAATAGGTATTTTGCTTAACCGTCCTGAAAAGCAAAAAGCAATTGTAGAGCAAACAGGATATAAAGAAGGTGAAGTATTTCTTACCCGTCTCGGAAAACTTTCAATTACCGGTTCATACATTAATGGGAAGTTATATTACCAGGCGAGTAAGATTATGAAGCATTTAGGATATGAGGCATCTTCAGGCGCTTTATATATTATAAATTATTCTCCTGAAAATGCATTGAAACTTAATATCAATGAAAAGGTAAGAGGATGGTTTATAAATATGGATGCCATAGAAATATTACTTAAACGAAGTAAACGTGATATTCCTTACGAATCAATTGCTATTCTTTATCGTGATTTATTCAATATTATAAAAATGAATAATGATAAAGATACTATTAACTATACCGAATCGGAACTTGTTCCAATATTGGCTGATGTTGCTATGATCTCAGATGAAAAACTAAGAAGATCGTTAGTTAATAAATTAATGCGGAGGGGAAAATGATGAATACTACTGAGCAAATAAACTCCGCTGTTTTTACCAACATAACTGATGTTGATACTCCCGAACATTTCGCAGAAAGCTTAAATATGATGTTCGATTCGTTTATGAATTCCGAAGCCGCAGATACAGCCAGATTACGACTGGAGGTTTATGGGCATTACCTTAACTTGAAAAAGTTTTTAAAGGGAATAAAAATGATT